CAAAAAATAAAGGTCTTAAAAAATTACCTAAAAAGGTAAGGAATAAAATGGGCTTTAAGAAAAAAGGTGGAATAGTAAAATAGATGTGTAAGTGTAATGAAGATTACGAATGTATATGTGGACTTGAAATAGAAGATAACAATAAAAATGACTAAATTATGTAAAAGAGGAAAAGAAGCCGCAAAGAGAAAGTTTGACGTTTATCCTTCAGCGTATGCAAATGCGTATGCTTCTAAAATTTGTGCTGGTAAAATAAAAGACCCTAGTGGTAAAAAAAGAAAAGATTTTAAAGGACCTAAGCCAATGGCAAAAGGTGGTTCAATTTCTCAACAAAGAAAAAAGATATCTAATTATGATCAAGGTGGAATAGCTAAAGGATGTGGAATGATCATGGAAAATAAAAGAAAAGTAACTCAAAAAATGTAATGGCTAAATCTGGCTTAAAAAAGTGGTTTTCTCAAGAATGGGTTGATATAGGTTCTCCAAAAAAAGGAGGAGGATTTGCCAAGTGTGGTAGATCGAAACAAAAGAAAGATGCTAAAAGAAAGTATCCAAAATGTGTCCCTAAGTCAAAAGCCACAAGTATGTCAAAGGGAGAAAGAAAATCAGCAGTGTCAAGAAAAAGAGCAGTGGCTCAAGGAGTTGGTGGTAAACCAACTAATGTGAAAACTTTTGTCAAGAAAAAAACAAGCAGAAAAAATAAAGCTTGATGTAGTTAATTGGTCCAAGACTGTCTTGGAACCAATGAATAAACATATAGGTTTTCCAGCGTGTCCTTTCGCTGCTAAATGGAGAAAAGATAAAAAAGTGAGAATTGAAGTTCGCATGGATAAGTCTAAATATGAAAAACACTTAACTTCTGTCATTAAGTCTTGGAATAAAAAAGAACATGATATTATAATTTACTGCGACCCTTTTTTTGAACAATATAATCCTGAACAATTTCAAGAAAAAATAGATTTTTATAATAAAACCTATAACAGAAGAGATGTGTACTTTATGGGATTTCATCCTGAAACACCTGCTGATCCTGATAGTGAAGCTTTTCTTTGTGACCCCACTGAGGAACCTGTAAAACATGGTGACTTAGAATATTCTATGATGCTTATACAAAAATTTAAACAACTGTATGATGCAAGTTGCAAACTACACAAGATAGGCTATTATAAGAAATGGCCTAAGCAATACTACGATGAAGTAGTAGCTGAAAGGCAAAATACGTACGAAAAACTTTTTAAAAAAGGAGTAAAGTCATGATGGCAAAAAAGAAACAAGTAATGAAAAAAGGTGGCATGGCCAAAAAACGTGGTGGTGGCATGATGATGAAAAAACGTGGTGGTGGCATGGCCAAAAAACGTGGCGGCGGAATGATGAAAAAATAATATGGCTACCTCTGGTACAACTACTTTTAATTTAGATATAGATGACGTTGTAGAAGACGCTTACGAAAGATGTGGCGTTGAAACACGTTCAGGCTATGATTTAAAATCAGCTAGAAGAAGTTTAAATATTCTTTTTCAAGAGTGGATGAACAGAGGTATTCATTTATGGAAAGTAGAAAATGAAACTGCTAATTTAACAGCAGGCACAACTACCTATACTGCTCCAAGTGATGCAAGTGATGTTTTAGAAATGACTTTTAGACAAATATCAAGTGGCACAACAACTGACACTACTATGACTAAAATATCACGATCAGAGTATCAAGCGATTCCTAACAAATTTTCTCAAGGTCAACCGACGCAGTATTATGTCGAGAGAAATTTGTCTAACGTTCAAATTAATCTTTATCAAACACCTAATACAACAGATACTCAAATTAATTATAACTACATAGGCAGGATACAAGACGCTGGAGCTTATACAAATCAACCTGACGCTCCTTTTAGATTTCTTCCTTGCATGGTTTCAGGTTTAGCTTTTTATTTATCGCAAAAGAAAAACCCTCAAATGACTCAATCTTTAAAATTATATTATGAAGATGAATTACAGAGAGCTCTCACCGAAGACGGACAAAGAGCATCTGTTCATTTAGTTCCTCAAAACTATTTCATAAACGGTTCATAACATGGCTACCTTTGCTACAGGTAAATATGCTGTTGCTCTTTGTGATAGATGTGGTCAACAATATAAGTTTGCTCAATTACAAGAAGAGTGGAATGGTTTGATGACATGTCCTGAGTGTTTTGAAACTAAGCACCCTCAATTAGACCCTTCTTTTCATAGTGCTGATGCACAAGCTTTACCTTGGACTAGACCAGCGAGACAAGAACCTATGACTGTTTTTGTTGGAGCTTCAGGAGACTCATCTTTTGAATCAAATGGAATGCAACCGTCTGAACCAAGTAGAGCATTGATTATTGGTTCAAGTGTTGGTAAAGTGACAGTGGAGATATCATGAATTATTCAGAACTTTTAGATAATGTAAGAAATTACACAGAAGTAACAAGTGATGTATTGTCTAATTCTGTGATTAATGTTTTTTTAATTAACATAGAAAATAAAGTAGCTAGACAATTAGATTCTGATGATCAAAGAAGATATGCCACTACAACCTTTGAAGCTAATAATGCTTTTCTAGATGTCAGTGGTCCAGAAGGTGGATTTAGATTTGCTAGAGCCTTACAAATCGTAGCTGATGATGGAACAAGAACTTGGTTAGAGCAAAGAGATGCCACTTTTATGGACGAATATTCGGTAGAAAGATCCACGACAGATACAAATTTTACAGGGCAACCCAAGTATTGGGGTAATTGGGACGCAACAACCTTGATTGTAGCTCCTACTCCAAATGTAGCTTACACAGTGGAGATGTGGTATGATGAAACAGCCGAAAGATTAGGGAATGGTTCAGGAACAACCTCCACCACAACATTTTTGTCTAATAACGCTCCTGAAGTTCTATTATTTGGAACTTTATCGGAGGCTTTTTCTTACTTGAAAAACCCACAAGATATGCAATTATACGAAAGTAAGTACCAAGTAGCTCTGCAAGATTTTGCACAAGAGCAAATGGGTCGTAAACGTAGGGATGAGTATCAAAATGGTGTGTTACGCATTCCGATGAAATCGCTAACACCATAAGGGAGTAACTAAAAAATGGCAATAAATCAAGCAGTCTGTGCTTCATTTAAAAAAGAACTGTTAGCAGGCGATCATGATATTGATAACGATACAATCAATCTCGCTCTGTACACAAATTCTGTAACTTTAAATGGAAACACAACAGCCTATTCCGCAACAAACGAAGTAGGTAATTCAGGAACATACGCAGCAGGTGGTATAACTTTAACAAGTCCAACCATTGGCTTAACAGCAACTAGCGCAACAGCTTCAACAGCATTTGTTGATTTTGCAAACGCAAGTTTTACATCAGCAACAATATCTGCTCAAGCAGCTTTGATCTATAATAGATCATCAGCTAATACAAACGCAGCTATTTGTGTTCTTGATTTCGGAAGTGTAAAGACATCAACAAACGGTACATTCACAATCGCATTCCCAACTAATGATGCTTCAAGTGCTATATTAAGATTATCTTAATTTAGAGGAGCATTACCATGGCAGATGCTTGGGGTGAAAATAATTGGGGCGAAGGCTTTTGGGGCCAACAAAGCTCGATCACGGTATCTGTTACTGGGTTATCGACTACAACAGCATTAGGCACGGAAAGTGTCGTAGCTGATTGTTTAGTCACATTAGATTCATTACAAGTATCTTCTGCTTTAGGCACTGCGGTAGGTGAACCTGAAAACGTTTATTTTCCAACAGGCGTTTCTTTTCAAACACAATTATCTGGAGTCACAGTAGGTGAAGGAGCGGGCGTTGTTCTCGGAAGTTTATCCACATCATTTGGTTTAGGAACTGAAACCGCATCAGGAACCGTTGATGCAGGTTGGGGAAGAGGATCATGGGGATCTTTTGCATGGAATGAGAATATAGAATTTATTACTAACGTCACAAGTGTGACGATGTCCACGGACTTAGGCACTCCTACAATTGAAGTAGGTTCAGGTGTCATAGTTTCTGTAACAGGCTTAGAGATGACAAGTGCTCTAGGTGATACAACTGAAACAGGAACATCTCTTGTTACTTTAGATAGTCAATTAGTAAGTGTAGCTTTATCAGGAGCAACTGTTTCTGGTGAAGGAAGTGTTGCAGTTGTTGCACCTTCCGATCAATTAGACTTTGCTATTGGAACACCTGTAATTGATATCTTTACACAAGTAGATCCTACAGCGGTCACTATGACTTCTGCACTTGGAACTGCTACTGTAGAGGCCGATGCTCTTGTACAACCTACAGGAGTTTCAATGACCTCTGCTTTAGGTACGGAAACAGTAGAGGTAGGAACGGGTGTAATTGTAAGCGTTTCCACAGTTGCAATGAGTTTTGCTGCAGGAACAGCAACAGCTACAGGTAGTGCTACAGTTAATTTAACAGGACTTGACTTATCGATAGTCACAGGAAATCCGTTTGCCACACCTTGGGCAAATGTAGTAACAGGTGCAAGTAATACTTGGACAGGGGTAGACGCAGCATAAAAAGTGTTGCTTGAATAACAAAAAAAGATATATTTTAGTGAGGTAAAAACATGGCAAGTACATTTTCAGATAGACTTAAATTAGAGCTCATGGAGACAGGCGCAAACGCCAACACATGGGGCACAAATACTAATAATAATTTAGACGTAATAGATGCATTTTCAGCAGGTTATTTGGCTAAATCTGTAGCGGGTTCTTCCAATATCACTCTTTCAACTGCAAACGCTTCCGATACTGCTGAGGCTTCCAATAAAACAATAGAATTAACAGGTGCTCTTACAGGGGATATAGTTGTATTTATTCCTGCTGTTGAGAGTCAATATACTTTTTTTAATAACACATCAGGTTCTCAAACTTTAACTATCGCAGCAACAGGACATACAGCCAATGGTATTGCTATTACACAAGGAGCAAAAACAACTGTATTTTGTGATGGTTCTTCAAATTTTAATGTAGAGATTGCTTCTTCCACAGATTTAGGTTCTCAAACAGGAACGCTTCCTAACGTATCAGGAGCTAACTTAACAAATTTAAACGCTTCCAACGTTGCTTCAGGTACAATTGCTAACGCTCGATTAGATGCACAACTTCAAGATGTAGCGGGACTCGCAGTGACCAATGGTGGTTTTATTGTTGGTGATGGTTCTAATTTTGTTTTAG